TGCGTCTATTGACCCTGTTAGCGAAGGAAAGACAACGACTTCTGAGTCGCTCTGCTCCATATTTGTCTACAAGACCGCGCAGGAGATTACTAAGCACAAGATGGACGGCTCCATTGAGCAGCACATTGAGCGCGATGGTATTGTGGCGTCATGGTGCGGCAGGTTTGATGACCTTACCAAGACCCATGAGCGCCTGGAAATGCTTATTGAATACTACAACGCATGGACCATTGTGGAAAACAACGTCAGCTTGTTTATCCAGTATATGATCTCCAGGCGTAAACAACGCTATCTGGTTCCTAAAAATCAGATCCTATTTTTAAAAGAACTGCAAAGCAACACCAACGTCTTCCAGGAGTATGGCTGGCGCAACGTAGGAACAATCTTTAAAACCAACCTGATCTCCTACGCAATCCAGTTCCTGGAAGAGCAGTTGGATGTGGAGACCAAGCCCAATGGAGAGATTGTCAAGACAACCTATGGTATTGAGCGCATCCCTGACATTATGCTGCTAAAAGAGATGGCAGCGTATCGCGATGGACTAAACGTGGACAGACTGGTGGCTTTCTGTGCGCTGGTAGCTTTTGCAAAGGTGCAGGAATCTAACAGAGGATACTCTAAGCGTGTAGAACGTGAGGATTCTAATTTGGATAACTCTAAAAAACATGCTAAATTAAGAGTGACCCCTTTCCGTCATATGGGAAACGTTCACAACTCCTCTACTATGGTTAAGGTTCCCAGAAGCCCTTTTAAAAACATGAGGTGAGGACTTAACTGAAAATAATTATGCCTAAAGTATACAACGCACTACAGCTCAAGAATGGAGCTAAGGTAGACCATAACAGAATGGGCACCTTGACCCAACCTGTGCAGTTTTTGAACAGAAAAGACAAAGACGAAGCATGGGGCGCGTGGAACATGGACTGGTTGGAAATGCAAGGTCTCAAGCAGATTCGCAGAAACGCCCGCAGGTTGTTAAAAAACTACAAGCTGGCTAATGGTATCATTGACAAGACAGACTACATTGTAGAAGAAGACAATGAAGTAGCAGATTTGATTGACGTGTTGACCAAGCAAGATGAGTCAGCCTTTGAACTAAAGTTTTTTCCCATCATTCCTAACGTTATCAACGTAATGTGTGGGGAGTTTGCTAAGCGCAATGACAAGATTACCTATAGAGCAGTAGATGATCTGTCTTACAATGAGATGATGGAAGCTAAGCGAATGATGGTGGAGGAAGTGCTGGTGCGCCAGGCGGAGGTCAAGATGCAACAGACCATTGAGGCTATGGGTCTGAACATGGAAGATGAAGAGCAGGCTGCTCAGGCACAGCAAATGATGTCGCCAGAAAGCCTCAAGTCTCTGCCAGAAATTGAGGAGTTCTTCAAGAAAGATTACCGTTCCATGGTAGAGGAATGGGCTACACACCAGCATGAGGTAGACGAAGAGCGTTTCACCATGAAAGAGTTAGAAAACCTCGCTTTTAAAGACATGCTCATTGCTGATCGCGAGTTCTGGCATTTTAAGATGAATGAAGATGATTACGAGGTGGAGCTTTGGAACCCAGTGCTTACTTTTTACCACAAGTCTCCTGAGGCCAGGTACATATCACAGTCAAACTGGGTAGGCCGTGTGGATCTGATGACCATTGCTGATGTCATTGACAAATATGGTTACATGATGACAGACGAGGAGCTTGCTTCTTTAGAGGCGATCTACCCTGTACATTCAGCAGGTTATCTGATCCCAGGACTGCAAAATGATGGTTCTTTTTATGATGCTACACGTTCTCATGAATGGAATACACAAGGTCCATCTTTAGGAATGCGGCAGTTTTTAAGTGCACGTGATGCATTTATGAACACTGGTGATGATATTATCATGAAAATTGTAAATGAGTCTGAAAGTGTTCAGGATTTTCAAGACATTAGTCTTCTGAGAGTTACAACTTGTTACTGGAAAAGCCAGCGCATGGTAGGACATCTTTCTAAAGTAGACGAGAATGGTGAGCTTACTGACATGATTGTTGATGAGAACTACAAGATTACCACTAAACCCCTATATGACACTTCAGTACTTAAGAAAAAAAGTCGTGAGAACCTTGTTTTTGGTGAACATGTTGATTGGATATGGATTAATGAAGTGTGGGGAGGTACTAAGGTTGGCCCCAACAGACCTGCATTCTTTGGCAATAATGACACTTTTGGATTTCAGCCACTGTATCTAAACGTAAAACCCTTGCGCTTTCAGTTTAAGGGTGACTTTACGTTGTATGGCTGCAAGCTGCCGGTAGAAGGTGCTGTGTTTACAGAACGCAACACCAAGTCTATGTCATTGGTAGACAAGATGAAACCATACCAGATTGGATACAACCTTGTCAACAACCAAATTGCTGACATTTTGATTGACGAGCTTGGCACAGTAATTATGCTGGATCAGAACGCTTTACCACGTCACTCCATGGGAGAGGATTGGGGCAAAAACAACTACGCTAAGGCGTATGTGGCCATGAAGAACTTTCAGATGTTGCCGCTAGACACATCTATCACCAACACAGAAAACGCACTGAACTTTCAGCACTACCAGGTTCTTAACCTTGAGCAGACGCAGCGCCTAATGTCAAGGGTACAACTAGCCAGCTACTTTAAGAACCAGTGCTTTGAGTCTATAGGTATTTCACCGCAGCGTCTGGGTGCAGTAAACGCACAGGAAACTGCCCAGGGTATTGAGCAGGCTATCAACATGAGCTACTCACAGACAGAGGTGTATTTTACGCAGCACTCTGAATACCTGATGCCGCGCGTACATCAGATGCGCACAGATCTTTCACAGTACTATCACTCTAATCGTCCTTCGCTGCGTTTGCAGTATGTGACATCTATGGATGAAAAGGTAAACTTTCAGATGAATGGCACAGAATTACTGGCCCGCGAGCTGAATATCTTTATCTCTACCAAGGTCAACCAGCGCCAGGTTATCGAACAGATCAGAAGTCTTGCCATCAACAACAACACTTCTGGCGCTTCTATCTATGATTTGGGCAACATTGTCAAGGCTGACTCCATGGCTGAAATTACCCACGTCATGAAAGGTATTGAAGAGAAAACTACCAGGGCCAAGATGCAGGAAACAGAAGCCTTGCAGCAAACAGAGCAGATGCGTCAACAAGCTGAAACAGAGCGTCTTGAAGCTAAGTTACGTTTTGAAGCTGAGCAAAACGCGCTGGATCGTGAGACCCAGGAGCGCGTTGCAGAAATCAGAGCTGCAGGTTACACTGCCATGAACGATCGCGACATGAACCAGCAGAACGACTACATTGACACTTTGGAATATCTTGACAAGAAAAACGCAAAAGAAACTGATCAGGCCATTGCCAGAGATCGCGAGTTAAATCGCACTGTTACAGAACAGAAAAAACTAGAGCTTAAGCGTCAAGAATTACTCTCTAAAGAGCGCATTGCTGAGAAAGAATTGCAAGTTGCGCGTACTAATAAAAACAAATATGACAAAAAGTAAAAGTACTATAGCGATATAGTGCAAAATATTTTATGTCATACATCTGCCAGATGTAAATCTTAGAGGTTTATTTGGTAGATTATATATGAAGAAGAAAAACAACCAACTTAAACCTACTTATGGACAGTAACAACCAACAAACATCTGTATCCAGCGTAAGTCTTGACAGTATTGATGATTTTTTACCAATGCCAGGAGCTGAAAGCGTTGTGACCGCAGATGATGATCAAAGCTCAAAACCAGGATTCTTTTCTAAGGAAGGTTCTCCAGATCTAGGGTTTCTTGATGAAAACCAAAATGATGGCGATGATCCTGATGGCAAAGAAAAAACCCCAAATGCTGCAACAACTCAGGCAGCTATTGCTGAGTTAGACGCAGATTTAGAAGATGATGACGAGGATTCTGCCTCAAAACAGAAACCTGGTCGCAAGAAGATTGACAAAAGTGGACTGGTAGAAACATTCTCCAAACTTTTTGAAGAAGGTATACTAGTTCCTTTTGAAGATGAAAAACCACTGGAGGAATACTCAGTAAAGGATTGGAAAGAGTTGATCTCTGCCAACCTGGAAGAAAGAGAGAGATCTCTGAGAGAACAGACTCCAAAAGAGTTCTTTGAATCGTTACCTCAAGAGTTGCAGTATGCTGCAGAATACGTAGCAAAGGGCGGCACTGACATCAAGGGGTTATTTAGGGCACTTGCTCAGACTGAGGAAGTGCGTGAACTTAACCCTGCGACACCTGAGCACCAGGAGGTTATTGTAAGACAGTACTTACAAGCCACTGGATTTGGCAATGGTGACGCGGAATTGATGGAAGAACAAGTCCAAGAGTGGTTGGAATCAGGGATCATTGCAAAAAAAGCACAGCAGTTCAAGCCAAAACTTGATGCCATGCAGGAAGAAATGATCCAATCCAAGCTTCAGCAACAAGAGCAGTTCCGTCAGGAGCAGCAGCGTAAAAAGGAAGAGTACATGGAAAACATCTACAACACCTTAAAACCTGCTGAAGTTAACGGTATCAAGCTAGACGCCAAGCGTCAGAAGTTCCTCTGGGAGGAGCTGACAACAGCCAAGTACCAAAGCATGACTGGACGCCCTACAAACCTGTTGGGCAAGCTCTTAGAAGACCACCAATTTGGAAAAACCCCCCGCTATGACCTTATTGCTGAAACTCTGTGGTTGCTATCTGATCCTGATGATTACAAGGAAAATATCAGAAAGCAAGCTAAAAACGAGGTGACACAGGACACTGTCAGAAAACTAAAAACTGAAGAAGCACGCAAAATCGCGTCCAATGTCAGAGAAGAGGAAGAAGACAAAGCACCTGTGAGAAAGATTCCACGACCTGCTGCAAACATTTTTAAACGATAACCCGCATACACTAACCCTTTAAATTCACTTTTTAACAACAAAATCCTATGAGCACACCAGTTTTAAACAACGGTCTCTTCCTGCGCGACACTAACTACAAGGTTAGTTCGCACGTGGACAGCTACCACTTGGTGAACATGCTGAAGAGCGCAGAACCCATGGACTTGGGTCCTGTTGATCTTTGGGCCATGACCCAAAAGGTAGAAATGCCTCTTTACCAGATGGCATCTTTCGGTGGCAAGAACACCATCACTGTAGACAACCCTCGTGGTGAATACAAGTGGCAAACCCCAATTGTTCAGGACCTTCCCTACATTGTAGAGGACGTAGAGCCTAGCTTAACATCTCTTGGTCAAGATGGTACAACCTTCAAGATCAAATTGAATAAGCGCAGCTTTGGTCATGGTGACATCATCACCTATGACAAGTACAAAGGTGCTGAACTTTACATTACAGCTGAGGACATTCTTCCTTCTGGCGATGGTTTCGTATACACTGTTCAGTTGGTGAACAACGACAATCAGAAGACTTTGAGCAAAGTGTACCTTAAGCCTGGCACCAAATTCTTCCGCAAAGGTTCTGCCCGCGGGGAGTATGGTGAGCGTTTTTCTGACATCGGAGAACTGAGTGCTGGCTTCCGCGAGTTCTACAACTTTGTAGGTGGCGCAGAAGCTCACGTTCACTACTCTGTTTCTAGCCGTGCAGAGCTTATGATGAAAGGTGGCATGAACGCTGATGGTACTGTACCTGTTACAGAGATCTGGCGCTCATTTGACGCCAACATTGCCAAAGATCCTTCTTTGACCAACATTGACGCTATGGTGTCTAAGATGGGTAAAGAATACATCAAGAAGGCTTATGACTCTGGAACCTTGACTCGTTCTTTTGTCACCAAGATGGAAGCTGCTCACTTGACCAAAATTGCTAATGACATTGAAACCTACCTCATGTGGGGACAAGGTGGACGCATTAAGCAAGATGGTCCAGACGACATTCGCCTGTCTGTAGGTTTGTGGAGCCAGCTTGACAACTCTTTTAAGCGTATTTACAATAAGAGCTCTTTCAACCTTGAGTTGTTCCGCTCTGAGATCTTCAACTTCTACAATGGTAAAGTTGAGTTCAAAGGCCCAGATCCTCAGCGTCAGATCATTGTTCAAACTGGCATGGCCGGTATGAAGATGGTCAATGAAGCTATCAAGAAAGAAGCCTTTAACACTGTAGGTACTGGTCTGGTTGCCAACATTGACAAGTCTGGTTTGAACGCTATCAGCGGTAGCAACGCCATGGACCTGAACTTTGGTTTTGCTTTCACCAGCTATACTATTCCTTTCTTGGCAAACGTAAAGTTCGTGTTGAACCCAGCGTTTGACAACGTACATACCAACGACATTGAGAATCCCATCATTGATGGCTTCCCATTGTCTTCTTACAACTTCATCGTGTTTGACATCACTGACAACACCAACGACAACATCTTCTTGCTGAAGTTGAAGTGGGACAGTGAGCTCAAATGGTTCTATCAAAACGGTACCATGGATTACATGGGTCGTACTCAAGGGTTCGCTTCTTCTGGAAACTTTAATGGATACCGCGTATTCATGACCCAGACTATGCCTTCCATCTGGGTGAAAGACCCTACTAAGGTTCTTAAGATTGTGATGAGGAACCCCATCACTGGCGGCTCGTTCTAAAACGACTGCTGAAGGCGCTGTGCAAACCAGGGGGTGAGATTCCCCCTGGTCACTGCATAAAATAGATGCACATTCCACCTCCCTTGTGCCCCTCTGTAGGTAGCACCTGCAGATCCACCTGGTGTAAAAGCCAGGTGTCCTCCTGAGAGCTGACAACCTTGACGTGGTTCAGGAGCTTTTAACCAATAGCCAGCAGAACAGAAACCAAAAACCAACCTTTAAAAACCTATGGAAGTATCAATGATTGAAAAGCATCAAGCTTTTAAAACCAACAGTACGATTGCTGTTAGACCGTTTGTTGACAATGCAAACGCCAACATGGGCCTTGAAAAGTATCAAATGGTACTTTTTGAAGGTGTGTTCCACGAGGAACAATTAGCATGTCTGGAGTACAATGGCATCAAACGCTATGTCACAGGACTTAATGAGTTTGCTCCTGAAATAAAGCAAATGAATGAAGATGAGCGTGAAGCTGCCATCAAGCAGATTCGTATGACAGTATCACAGCTTGAAAAAGAACTTGCAGCAAACATCATTGACCCTGACGACAAGGATTTTTGGAACAAAGTAAGATTGCTACGTCCAGACAATGATGAGTTTTGGGGTAAGATTGTGATGCGTTTTGGCAATGAGCCAATCTTTTTAGACGCTTCTTCAGATCCTTATGACTTGATTAAACTCAGAGCAATTGAAGCAGGAGGTTTCTCTATTGTTGCAAAAAGTCTTGAAGAAGCGCGTTCTTCTGCCATTCCTTTCAAGTTTTATCTTGATCGTTATGAAGAGACAGCTTCTATTCGTACAGAAGTTAAAAAGATGCGTAACAAGGCTTTGGCAGAGCTTCAAAAGCTATTTGACAAAAACGCTAACAAGTTGCTTTATGTATGCAAGGTTGTGGATCCTAATTCCACACAATACAAAAAGTCTACTCCACTTGATATTCTCTATGACAACATGGATAAATATATCAACGGAGAAACAGTTGACAAAGACAAGCGTAAAACAGCACAGCGCTTTTTAGAAGTTGTTTCTTTGGATATGGAAACGCTCAAACTGCGTTCTATGGTGAAAGACGCAAATTTCTATAAGATCATTGCTACGCGTGGTGATGGCTTCATATACCACATGAAGAGCAGTTCTATGCTAGGCAAAAACGCTTCTGATGTGGTTGAATATCTGAAAAATCCTCTAAATGAGGAAATTCTTACAGATATCACCAAAAATGTTGAAAAACTCTGGAACGCTTAATCAGTGCCCTACTGAGAAATGAACAACAATCTATTACAGATAAAGATCAAGCAGCGGCTTAACAAGCTTGCTTCTCTGGACTATGACAACATTGAGTGTTGGCAGATTGCTGAAGCGTTTAACAAGGCTCAGATAGAGTGGGTGCGACGTCAGTTGCAAGGTAACAACCTCAGGAAACAAGGTGATGAGTCTACCATCATGCTGATAGATGACTTGCAAACACTTCTGACAGAAGTTCCTATGACTGGTACAAATCAGAATTTGCATTTTGAAACAACTACTCTTCCGTCTAATTACTTGCATTTCAAGTCATTAGTAATTGATAGTAGAACAGAGTGTTGTCCTGATGCAATGATGAGTTGCTATTTGGTAGCGGTTGCAGATGTTAGTTCTTTGCTTTCAGATCCATTTAGAAAACCTAGTGCAGATTGGGGTGAAACTTTTGTAACGATGCAGGGTAATCGTTTGAGAATCTATCATAATGATGAGTTTCAAGTGATCAACCCACGTCTTACATTCTATAGGTTTCCTACTCCTGTAAGTTTTCTAAATTGTGTAAATCCTGCTACAGGTGCTGTTACTGCAAATGTAGAGTCAGAACTCAAAGATGATATTGTTGAGATGATCATTGACGAAGCAGCTTCTATCTTGGCCGGTGACACAGAACTATTTAACCAGTATCAACGCGCTAAGACAAACGCACAAACAAATAACTAATGGAAACATCTTTAGCTACTTATAGACTTAAGCGTCCCATGGCAACGCCTGTTGCTGATAGTTTGGAGGGCAAAACAGCAGCTCTTGTATCAGAATTGATGAACGCTTCTGTATCTACCCACAAATTTCATCTGAAGATAACAGGGCCTGGTTCATATGCTGCCCATACAGCACTGGCTTCTTTTTATGAAGGACTTCCAGGCATGGTTGACAGTATTGCTGAAGGTTTTCAGGGCGCACGTGAAATGCTTCTTGATTGTTCTTCAGAAAAATCACCAAGGTCTTTGTATTCTGTAGAAGATTGTGTAAATTATATGAGAGAGCTCTATACAATGGTCAATGAGTTACAGACAGTAATGCCTTACTCAGAGATTGTGAATGATCTTGATTTAATCAAGAGTCTGATCAATTCAACCAAGTATAAACTCTTGTTCTTACAATAAACAACCCTTTAACCCTTTTTTTCTTTTAACCCCTAATCTTTTAACAAAATGGCTTATTTTCCCCACGCATTTCAAAAAATGCTTGTTGGAACCGCTGGTTTCAACAGTACTCCTGGCAGCACTCTTACGTTGACTGCTGGCCAAATTGGCGTTGTCAGAGCTTCTGACCACCAAATTCAAAACCTTGCAGGTACTCCTACCTACACAGGTTCTTCAGGCAATCCACTTTTTTATCTTGCCCAGGGTAGTTTTCACACTACCGACAAGATTGGTCCTTTCCATGGTGGATACAAAGAGACTGTAAAGTCAAAAGGCATCAACCCAAAGTACGTCAGTGCTTTCTACGTTACTGAGCCTGCTGCCCCTGTCAATGAGGTTGTTGGCGTATCTGTACTTAACTGTACAACTATTGCTTGTGACACTACCTATCGTCTGCGTCTTGATGTAAAAGGTTCGCCAGCACTGCGTTTTCTGACTCATAACTTGTATCAGACGCTTGATGCAAAAACTCCTTGCTGTGATTCAGATAATAACAATGCAGATCCTGTAGGTGTATTGCTTCAGTGGAAAGATCAGATTAACGAGTCTCCCATTTTGAAAGAGTTTGTCAATGCAAAAGTTTTCAACTTTAAAGTTGGAGGTTTTGCTGGCGCTGCTACTACCAACAGCACTACATTGACCATTGACGACACGTCTGGCGCAACTGGATCTACTCCTGCAAATCTTGCTGTAGGTCAGATGATCACTGGTGCTGGTATTCCACAAAACACCTTTATTACTGCTGTTTCCGGTGGCACACTAACCTTGAGCAAAGCTGCTACAGTTGCTGGTAATACTGTTGCTTTGAAAGTATACGAGGAAGTTTTGACTTCAAGCTACGTTCTTGAAACAGGTGCTTCTGCTCCTGATACTAATGACGCAATGTTGGTTTTGACCGGTGCCTATGTTGACACTACATTTGGCAACTGCTCTTTCTCTCCAATGGATCATTATGAACTTGAGCCTATTCAAATTTATGCAGCTGTTGTAGATACTGAAGGTGATCCTTGTCAAACTTCTTGTTTTACTGTCACTGAATTGCAGAGTGCATATCAAGGCAAAGGTTTTGGTGAAACATTGATTCGTGAACTTATTCTTTCTAAGCGTTATGCTCAGGAGCCATTCCAAACTGATCCACGCATGCGTGAAGTATTGGATGACACCACATTGTCTGATTTGAGCCGCACTACTCGTTACTTTGCTTATCACATTCTGCACAGTGTACCTCGCACAAGCAACCCATCTGGAACGATGGATGCTGACCAGTATCTGGTAAAAGTTGTTGTGTCTGCTCGGAATACTAATTTTGAGACTTACATGAACACTTTGCTAACCAGTGCCGGCAATCATGTACAACTTGCAGTACAGCTTTAAGGCTTACAAACAATTCTAATTGCAAAAAGGAGGCGAAGGGTCAATTCTCTTCCCTCCTTTTTTGCTTTTACCCTAAAAATTTTGTAAATTCTAATGTAGAGGTTTTATCATGGCAACTATCAGACACACACTTGCACTAGACATTCCTGACACAGCATGTGACACCATTCTTCGCGTTTGGGATGCATCTGTGTATGGCCAGGGTCTTGATGTAGACTGCCCACGACTAGATATATGGCTACCAGGTTTTTTAGTGCCAAAGTACTACACTGATCTACAAGCTGATTTTGTCAAAAACCTTAACGCTATAGACTTGGGGTTACAACATCCTTTGTCAGACACACCTGTGAGTCTTCCAGATGGTCTTTACAAAATTCGTTACAGTGTTTCACCAAATGACAAAGTATTTGTAGAATACTATCACTTGAGGACAACAAACATTGTAAACATGTATCACCAGGAAATTTGTAAGGTTCAGCTTGAACCTTGTGAACCTGGCCCAGAGCAGCATCAAAAACTTCATGACCTGCGTTATATTAAAATGTATATTGATGCAGCTAAGGCAAAAGCAGAGTATTGTCATGCTCCTAAACAAGGTGTAGAAATGCTTGCGTATGCTGAAAAACTTTTAAGATCATACATGACAGGTGCGTGTGTATCATGTCATAACCAGTAATCAATAACCAACAACCAACAAAAATATGTGCCCAAATTGTCACACAAAACTTTCTTGCAGTTGTCAGTTGAAAACTGCATCAAACGGAACTCAAGTTTGCTCAAATTGCATTACTGCTTATGAGCAAAATTTAAAGCAAATTGAGAATAAGAGTTCTTTAGACAGCTTGCAAAGTATTTATCCTCTTAAGACAACATCCTAATGAACCTCGCATCTGTTAGCATTAATAGACTATTTGCGGATGCTGTTTACACGGCGTACAAAAAAAAGCGTTACGGCATTAAAAAATGCAAAGTGACGTATAGTGCTGATATGCTTAGTGATCTTAAAGAGATACATGAAAGAGCATTAGAAATGAAATCTTGCAATAGAGTTTTTTGTTGTGGGTTGTCTACTATTGAAGAAAAAATCAATACACTGTAATGATACCTGTTAATAGCAATACTAGTATAAACGCAAAGGATGCATGCATACCTGTGGCATCTACATGCGTTATTTGGAATGGTCCAGACATTCCTTGCATTAATGTTTGCCAAGGAGATTCTATTGACAGTGTTGTGCATCAACTTGCAGAGTTGCTTTGTGAAAGCACAATAGGTGTAATTGATGTGACATCACTTGATTTTAAATGCATAGTTGATCAAAACTCACAAACTCCTGATACACTTTTGGAAGTATTGCAAGAGTTGATTAATAAAGTTTGTAATATTGAAGATAACTGTTGTGGTGATACAACAACTTCTTCTCCTGCTGGTCCAATAGCATTGCCGGCATGTCTTTACTTTACGCAAAATGGAGATCAGATAACTCAGTTGCTTCCAAATGTTTACAGTGCATATCTTGCAGATAGAATTTGTACAATTCTTACTACAATTGCAAGTGTGCAGTCAGCGCTTACTTCTTTAACTACAAGAGTTACAACTGTTGAAAACACACTTGAAGAATTAAGTGAAGCTACACCTCCTACAATTACTGTTACTACACAATGTGCTAGTGGTAATTCGCCTGGTCTGACACTCCCAATTGCAACAGCATTTTCTAACTTTGAACAAAAATTTTGTCAATTACAGTCTTTGCTAGGAAGCCTTGCTTCACTAACAGCTGCTATTAACAAAGAGTGCCCAGATCTTGACCAAGCGTCTCAGTTGTGCAATCAAGAATTATTGATGTCTGCTTTACCAGGTTGGGTTGCAACACCAGTCACAGTTTCAGATTCTCTTACTAACATGTGGCTTACTATTTGCGACATGCGTTGTGCAGTACAAAGTTTAATTGTAACCGGAGTAACTGAATGCATAACTATTGCTCCAAGCAATGTACAAATAACTAGTCTTACTTCAACAGGTTGTACTGTTACTTGGAATCATCCATTAACAGGACCTTACGAAGATCCTATGGCATATGTAGTTACAATTACAGAGTGGAATGGTATTGCAAAAGTAGGTAATCCTGTTGCAACAGCTACAGTAAATCATCCAGCAACAAATCATGTTTTTGCAAATGTAGGAAATACTTCCAAGTTTTATATTGCTGAAGTATACGCTGCTTACACTTGTGGCAATTCAGAAAATGGTTACGCTATTGGACCGGTCAGATTAAACTCCATTTTGTATAGGTTAGGTGTTGATGATCAAACTACAACAGCTCAGATAACGTATCCTTGTAATAATGAGAATCTTCCTGCTACTCAACGTGCTGCTATTATTACACTTTATAGCCCTGCTACAGGTCAAGTTGTTGTAAATACTGGTCCTGCAATTACAGCTGTGCTAAGATTTGCTATTACTGGTAATTGCCCAAGTCCTGCTACAGATGATGTTTCAATTGTAATTCCTACAGGTCAATCTTCTGCTACATATACTTATGTTGGAGAACGATTCAAAGAATGCACAACTAATCATTGTACTCCAGAACTTAAAACATTCTCGTGTGTAGTGTCTTTGAGTTCTACCTCAGTAGTATTGAACCCATCTGTCACTTCATGTTAACATTTTTTGTAAATAAATAAACAATGTCTAATAATCAAAATTGTCAACCCTGTCAGCAACAGCTGCCGCCTGTAGATATTCCATTGCCACCCGCGTGTACTGGTGAGGCGTGTCCTGAGGTAATTACTGGACCTTGTGTAAGATACACTGGTCCAAATATTCCCTGTATAAATGTTACTACAGGTATGGATTTTAACCAAATTTTGCAACTTCTTGCTACAAAAATATGTCAGTGTTGTGATGGACAACTTCCAACAAGTTGTTTGGCAGCTACAAATCTTACAGCAACTCCTCAATAACCTTAATAATGGCAACAATTAATCTTAGTTGGACACCTGCATCAGGTGCAAATGTTACAGGCCAGCTTGTTCAAAGAAAAACTTCTAGTACTAGTTTTTCTACAATTGCAACTCTCAATGCTACGGCAAGCAGTTACAGTGATACTACAGCAGTCAATAATACGGTTTATCTGTATCAAATTGTTACACAGTGTGCTGTTGGTGGTCCGACAGATGGAGCTGATGTTTGTGCAGCAAAACTGGTGTGTCCTACAATTACAACTTCTATTACGTTAGATGATGTGACTTTTACGTTACCGGCCATTGGTGGACAAGATGTAATATATACAACTGTTCAAATTTTTGCGCCAGGTTTAGTAAGTGCGCATTTAGAACTCATTGGCACAGCAGGTCCTTATACATTTACAAGAGATCTTGAATGGGATACAACTTATACATATACTGCTACAATTCAGACGGTAGGTTGTGCTCAAACACTGACATGCAATGGTTCTTTTACCATTCCTGCTCAACCAGTTTGCGCAGCTGTTACAAATCTTGTAGCCACAGTTTCTTAAACATAAAACGATATGCCACAGTTAAATATAAATTTCACCAAGGGAACAGGTGCAGTAGATTTTCAAGTTTGTCATAAACCTGATACATCACCCACATGGATTTGTCAGACATATCCTGCTAGTGTTACTCTTCCAATTGTAATCACTCAAGGAATTGTTTGTGGTACTAGTTATGATGTTAAAGTAAAAAAAATATGTGCTACAAATGAGTCTACTGAAGTCACAACTCTTGCCTATAAAGTTGAGTGTGGTTAAAGTTGAGTGTGGTTCTTAAGTTGCATATTTTGTTTAGATATTCATTGCGCTGGTTTGTTGGTTTTCCAGTAATATGATGAGGGAGCCCCTGGTCAAAAGCCAGGGGTCTTCTTTTTTATTGACAGAAACAATTTCTACAAAACATTTGTAAATTTGTAGACTTTGCTAACTTAACCCTATCCTTATCCTATGAACATCATTGAAGCAGTTTATCATAGCCTGAAGCGCAAAAAATCAGCTGATATTGAAGCTGAGCGCCTGGGTATACCCTTGAGCCAGTATCAAAAAGTAAGAAGTGAGATCATCACAGTGGTCAACAAAGTAGGCCAGCAGATGGATGATATCGTCTTAAAGCTGGTACAAAACAATCTTTCTGGCGCCAAATCAGAGCTTTCTGCAGAAGAACAGCTTTTTGAAATGGAACAGCAGCTGGGCATTACAGGTGATATGCGCTATCATGCTGATAAACCTACTTCTGTGGTAGAAGTACATGAGGACCTGGAAAGCGGTACCTCTAAGATCACCGGTATCTCTGCTACAGAACCTCGCAGTGCAGAAGAGATTATCAAGATCCTTAAGATAGATACTACCAAGTGGAAGCTTTCGCAGTACTGGAACAAAGAAAAAGGCACTAAGTGGCTGGTATCAGCCCTGGTGACCAGGATCCCACAGGCAGAGCAGGTACAGAACAACTTTTTAGAACTGCTCTCAGAATACAAACTTCCTCAGTTTGAGCCCATTGACCCCGCAGCTTTCTGGATCAACGCCATGTCGCCAGAAAGAGTTTGCGGGGTTCTTTCTTTACAGGATCTGCATTTTGGCAAAGTGGGCAATGAAGACATGGGTGAGATCCTAAAAAACTCCATTGAGTACCTGGTGGCCAAGGGTTATAAGAACTACATGATGGAAAAAGTGATCATGATCATTGGTCCTGACACGCTTAACATGGATACGTTTTCTGGAACCACTACTAAGGGTACACCGGTAGAGAACTCAGAAATGGCCACAGAGGCGTATTTAAAAGCTTTTGAAGCGCTGGCATGGACAATTGCTCATGTCAGACAGTTTTGTGAAAACCTTGAGGTAGTCTTTATTTCAGGGAACCACGACAGGCTGTCTTCTTTTCACCTATTACACGCGCTGTCACAGACATTCAAAGAATGGCCCAATACAGTGTTCAATATTGACTACGCAGAACGAAAAGTGATCACCTATGGGGACAACATGCTTTGTTTTGAACACGGGGACGTCACTGCCAAGAACAACCCTTTAGTCTATGCTGTAGAGTATCCCCAGCAATGGGGTGCTTCCAGGCACCGCATGCTCTATACAGGACACTATCATGGACGCAAAACCAAAGAGTTTATCACAGAAAACGAAGAACATGGTTTTGTTTCCAGGATCATACCTGCATTGACCAACTCAGACTATTATCATTATCACAACAAGTTTGTAGGCAACAAGCGTTCAGCACTATTGCACCTGCATGAAGCTGAAAAGGGTCTGATATCAGAGTTTGTGTACACTGTGTAATTTGTAGACCAAACATGCACAAAATGTCCATTTTTTTACGTAAATTCTTATTGTAAGGCGACTATGAAAGACGCAAAAAAGCTTGATCTCCACGCGCCTCGTTTCAGAAGAATTGCTGAAGGAACCCTTAATAGAGAGTTTATCAGCATTATTAGAGAAAGTATACCTGCTGCTAAGAATCTGACAGCTGCTGAAATTAAAGAAATTATCAGCACTTTCAATGGGGTGATGTGGCAAATGGTAGTTGACAAGCGTGATGGGGTAGAAATCCCAGAGCAAATTGGGCATCTTTTTATAGGAACTTGTCCTCCTAAGAAGCATAAGAATGTGGACTACAAAACCACACTTGAGTACATGAAGGTCATTCAGCACCGTAACTGGGAAAGTGACCAACATCTTGCCAAGATATTCTTTACTACTTATGGGACTAAGTATCGCTTTAAGAACAACGAGCTCTATGGTTTTGTGCCTACCAGAGATTTTAAACGTACTGTAGGAAAGACCTATCCTGAAAGATGGAAACAGTATGTGCAGGTAGACCCTAATATGAAAATGGCAGGGCTTTATCGTTCATTGCAATATCACATGGATAGACAAGAATCAGCAAAAGCGCAGGTTGATACATACAATGAGTTTGAACTTTAAGAAAAATGATTACTATATCAGAAGCTGTATCTAGAGTACGTAACCTCATAAAAGCTGTAAAGCAAGATGCTTTTGTGACTGACAGGTTTTTGTATTCGCTGATCATGAAGCATGCAAAACTTTTAATGCGTCGTCAGGATAATCTGAACCGCATTATGAAGTTTAACTCTGTTTTTCAAGTGCTTGACTTTGTTGAACTTATAGAAGTTGACCGGGCTCAAGCTGATTGTCACTGCATTACTTCAGACTGTTACATTAAACGCACCAAAGAAAAGCTTCCAGCAATGATAGAAGGTTATTATGGACCTCTAATTAGGTCTGTAACCTCTATTGATTTTTCTGAGGAACTCACTCCTACTTTTCCTACTACTTATGAGCAGATGAGTCGCCAAAAAACCTTTAAGTACAACAAAAAGAAATACTACTGGTTTCTTAACGGTTATCTCTACTTTCCAAATCTTGAGTGGGATGCAATACGTATAGAAGGTGTATTTGAAGGTGACATCAGCCAATATAATTGCACAACTTCTGACAATTGTGTTTCTGTTCAGAATAAGACTATCAATGTTCCTGAATTTTTGTTTTCAGAAATTGAACAACTTGTCTTGAGAGATCTTGGAGTAATGCTTCAAATACCTCAGGATACTCAGCAAGATAACAGACACGTGGCACGATAAACAAGTTAAGCAATGATGACTGAAGTACAATATAGAAACTTTGACGATGTTCTTGACAGTGTCAGGATTGATCTAAGAGGCTTTGATCTTGAGGGTATGATTGATGCTCAACAGCTTATCAAGGTTGCTATAAGAGTGAATTATGAGCTTGGCCTTAGGGTTAATCCTTCGCGTTCAAAAGCTATAGAGATACACAAAGGCAAGGGTAAATTGCCTAACGACTTTTACGTACTCAACTTTGCGCTGCTTTGCGAAGGACATAACGTGCATGACATAGAGCATCCTGACAAAACAAAAACTTATACAGAAGGGTTGCTGGAAGGTGCTGCTATGGGTCAACAGTCTGCGTTTTATGCACTTGGAAACGTGGTACAGCAACAGACAGTTATTCAAACGCTTGCGCCTGGCGTAAACAATATTAGTCACAATTTAGACTCTCAGAACCTTATAGTGCAAGTTATAGGGCCTGATGATACTATTCTTTCATTCAACATACTTACACCAACTACGTCGTTGCTTCAAATTATTTCTGATGCTCCTGTCAGTATTTCTAATGCTAAGATTATCATCATGGCATCAAGACCTGTTTTTACAGGAGTAAATTCAGCTGTCATTGAGCAAGATCATGATGGAAAGCACATTATGGCATATAACACGCCAGGAAGACGACATACTTACAATGTGCTTACACCTATGCGCATTGAAAAATCCAAAAGTGTATCACCAGACTGCATCAATATTAACAGTAATGACTGGCATACAGCTGTTATAAAGAATGGTTTTTTGGTGACCAACTTTGATGAGGGTGTTGTGTACATAAACTATCAGTCTTTAATGGAGGATGACGATGGAAACCTTATGGTGATGGATCATCCTTTAGTAAACGAGTTCTATGAATATGCAATCAAACAGCGCATTTATGAGAACCTGTACATGAGTGGTGAAAATGTGGCAAATTTCATGCAACTAGTAGAGCAAAGACTCAGGGCGGCCAGAAATAATGCACTATCCTTTGTTAATACACCAGATTTCAGAGAACTTAAGCAGGTGTGGGAAATGAACCGCAAGGCTCAATACCACAAGTACTACAACATGTTTAAGAGATAGTGCAATGGCCAGTAAAATATTTAAGCGCAAAATACCTGTTTCAATTTATAGCAGGTACGCAAATCTTTGTGTTGTAAAGAACATGGAAGATATGCAGGCTCAACTTGATAAGAAGTGCAACGGAATGATAGATGTGATGGACGCAGACGGCGTTGTTTTTGAGTTGTTTAGTTCTAAAGGGCATGAATATTACATAGTTCTGGTTGAAGAACAACTTTCTCACAATCTCATTGCGCACGAGGTTTTTCACCTTGCTGTAAAGATGACTTCTGACATTGAAATAAAAGATGAAGAGTCTACAGCATGGCTTATAGGATATCTTACAGAAGAAGTATACAAGGTGTTGAAATCTAAAAACTACAACATCAAAGAACAATGAGCGAGAACTTTAGCAAAAGCAGTGTAACTGAGACGAACAGTTTTCACAAAGGTATGGTCAAAGACTATACTGACATTTATATGTCAGAGGGGCTTTGGCTTAACGCTGTGAATGCTATCAACAACTCTCATTATGGAGAGTCAGGCTCTATTGGAAACGAACCTTCTAATGAGTTTTGTGCTACTGTTCCTTACAGCATTATAGGTTTTGCTAATATCTCTCAGACCCGCTGGGTGATATTTTCTACCAATGACAGTTCTTCAGAGATAGGAATTTTTGATGAAAGTGACTGCAGTTACTCGTTAGTTGTTAACGCAGCATGTCTTAATTTCAAAAAAACACACATGATTAGTGCAGTAGTCAAAGGTAACTATGACTGTACTACTTCTGTATATTTTGCAGACAACCTGAATCCTGATCGTGTTCTGAATCTTGATCGTGTGCCATACAAGGTAATAGGAGATGCAAATCCTGATCCTAATTGCTATGAACCACTTTATTCAGAAGAGCTGGACTGTGATGCGTTAAGGCTTCATCCTTTGGTTACACAACCTTGTGTGAATGTTAGCAAGGCTCAAGGTGCCGGTCAGCTGAACAATGGTAGTTATATAGCATGTGTAGCTTATTCTGAAAATGGAGTGCGTCTTACAGACTATTCTATTCCAAGCAATCCCCAAACTATTTGGGATCACTCAGGTATTGGTGGTTCTATTGACATTACTGTTACAAATCTTGACCAGAATTTTGAGGAATATGAATTGGTAGTAATAGCTGTTGTCAACCAACAGACTATAGCCAAAAAGATTGGATATTACTCTATACGACAAAGCAAAGTTACGCTTGATTTGTTTTTGCAAAGTCTGCCAACAGTTGACATTGGTCAGATACCACTTAAATCTGTGGTATATGAGAAGAGTGAAAAAATGTTTGAGGTAAACGACTATCTCATCAGAACTGGTGTTACTACACAACCATATTTTAACTATCAGCCTTTAGCAAATCAGATTAGAGCTTTATGGGTAGCCGCTGAGTATCCTGCTGACTATTACTGGGGTGGAGGAAATACTGTTGGTTACATGCGAGATGAAGTCTACCCATTTTTTATACGTTGGGTATACAGAACTGGTGCGCGTTCAGCATCTTATCATATACCAGGACGTGCAGCTAATTCACTTGACATAACTACTGTTTCTGGTCCAGACTTACTGACACCTTCTCAAAACAAGGTGTGGCAGGTGTATGATACTTCTACAAGGTACAACGCCAGTGGAACAACAGCTGATGGCGGCGTTATTATTGCTAAGGGTGACATGGCATACTGGGAGTCTACAGAGCGTTATCCTGATGACAAAGAACCTGTTTGGGACACATTATGTGGCAAACCTATTAGGCACCACAAAATGCCTTCTAATGAAACAATTCATATTCACAATCAGGGAGGTACAAAAATTATCGTTCTTGGTGTTGAGTTTTACAATATTGCGCACCCTGTAGATGAAAACAATCAGCCAATAACAGACATTATTGGTTATGAGATTCTGAGAGGTTCGCGTGAAGGCAACCGCACTATTGTTGCAAAAGGCTTGTTTAACAACATGCTGGAGTATAATCTTGCAGGTAACAACTCAAGAAAAGGTCTTATTCAGAACTATCCTTATAATGATCTGCGTCCAGATAACTTTCTGACAGATGATTATTCTGTTTTAGATAGTGGCAGTGCTAACCCAGGCACAATTGAGGCAGCATCAAAGCTCTCTAACTACAAAAGAGATATTTTTTCTTTTCACTCTCCTGAGACAAATTTTGTAAAACCTTACCTGGGTGGAAACTACGTAAAGCTTTACACAGAAGAGAGAGGCACTGTTACAGGTCGTTATGAATTTCCAGAAAAGCACCCCAAACATGTATTGCTTTCAGACGGAGCTTTTGCTATTGCAGCAGTTGTTGGAGCTGGTATAGCGTTACTAAATGCTCTTGGTAAAACAACTTATTCAGGTACAGTTGAAGCAGGAGTTGTTGTTGCAGGTGCTTCTACAGGATCTTCAACAGAGTCTGGACCTGCCACTATTTTACCTGCGCTTATCGCAGGAGCAGTTCAAAATCCTGTAGGCGCTGGTGTTAATGCTGTTGGTGTTGGACTATTGGCAGCAAGCAGCAGTCTTTACTATTTTGGTCAAGGAATAGACCAGGTTTTAGAAGTTTTGAGAAACCTGTCTAAAGATCGCCAGTACATGCTGCAGTATAATTCTCATGGATTTTACTCTAGTTTTTCTAATGTGAGTAATAGTTCTGTGCCAGGAGGATTACAGAAGTCTATTAGACGTCAAATTGTACCATCATCTGCCAAGTATGTAGGATCAGGCTTGCACGATTTTGATGCAACATATAGGATTAACAATCTTAATCGCAACAAGTATGTAGCATTAAAACTTTCATCAACTGTGTCAGACCCTGTGAGTGGACAAGATAATACAAAGCATAGAGTAAAAGATGGTGGTGTTACTCACAGTGAACCTTTGAAAAATGAAATCACTACAACTACTGTTGCTTATTACGGTGCTGTAAAGGTAGATTTTCAAAACCAATATGGTCAGTTAAGTTCAGTTGTACAGCTTCCTACAGGATCATGTGTGTTTTTAACCTCAAGTGAAACAGAGCAAAAATTTATATCAGGTGCAATTTTTGGCGGAGATGTGTACATAAATCGTTACACAGAAAAGAATCCTTACATGTTCTTTAACACCTGGATGTATGACATGCCAAATAGGACTGAATATGATTATCGCAACTATGTTAATGGTCCTGCACCACGCTATTGGGTTAATTTTGAGAAGTATGACGCACAAGACTTTAACATAAGCGTTTTTCCAAATGGTATTTTTACATTACCTATAATTGATCTTAACACACCAAGCGACTTTCATCGCTTAGATCGTCCAAGTTCTATAACAGGGGTTTTGACAGTAAGAAATAGTTATGCGTATTTGTTTCACAATGGTGTGAGAGATTTCTTTACAGAAAGTGAACTAAACATGGCGTATCGCGACTATGGTCAGGAACCTTATGAGAAATTCTATGATGTTTATGGAAACTCCTTTAATGATTTGAGCACAATGTTCAGATCTGATCTTATTACAAAACCAATCTTTTTTAAGTATGACTTATCTCTCAGCGCATCAAAACTTTTCAACAACTTTGCATCCTGGGCTTCTATACTCCCCCGTGACTACGACCCTAGGCTATACACCACATGCTTTGAATATTACCCTGACAGAGGAATATACTCCCTCCAACAGCAGTCTGGACTTAGACGAGATAATTGGAGAAATTATCTTGCGCTTAACTACAAAGACTTCTCAGGAAAAATAAGTACAATTAAGAATCTTAATGCTACAGGCGCTATGATTCTTTTTGAGGATGCTGAACCTGTAATGTTTGTAGGTGTAGATCAGCTTCAGACAACAGGGGGTGTCAAACTGACCATTGGTGATGGAGGTCTGTTTCAAGGAAACATGCAAGCCCTTGTTAATGCTGATGACACCATTGGATATGCAAGTAGCATATCATCTAGAGCAGCAGTTAACACACCTCATGGTTTATTTTTTGTTTCACAGCAGTCTGGTAAAATCATGCAGTATGCTGGAGGAATGACAGAAATTTCACGCAATGGCATGAAATTTTGGTTTAATGAAAATCTTCCTAGCAAGTTTTTAAAAGCATATCCTGATTACCCATATTATGACAACCCTGTTGTAGGTATTGGTGTACAAGCTGTATATGATCCACAATATGAACTTGTGTATTTTACAAAGCGTGACTATGTGCCTTTGAGAAACGACCTGCTGTTTGATGATCCTTCAGGCGTGCCTTACTTTGTGACTGTTTCTGGTTTTGCAAACAATCCTGTAATCACCAAAACTTTTTGCACTTTTGACAATGCTGCTGTATTCAAGCCTTGTCACTGGACAGTGAGCTATGATCCTAAAAATAAGCAGTGGATAAGTTTTCATGATTGGAAACCAACTCTGTTAATACCTTCCTTTAGACATTTTCTTTCAGTCAAAGACAACGCTGTTTGGAGGCACAACAACCGCTGGGATAGCTATTGCAATTACTATGGCACAAACTACGCATGGGAAATTGAGTATCCTGTGGTTACGCCAAACGCTGTAACCACCCTTAGAAGTGTAGAATACACCTTGGATGTTTACAAGTTTTACAATGACGGGAAAGATTTTCATCATGTTATTGATGAGAATTTTGACAGGGCTGTGCTTTACAATTCTGAGCAAATATCAGGGCTTCTTAAATTAAGAATTAAAGGCAAGAATGCTCCATTAGACTTGGTCAACTACCCACAAATTTCTACCAGTGGTATAGAGATTCTGTTTTCAAAAGAAGAAAACAAGTACAGGTTTAATCAGTTTTGGGATGTTACAAAAGATCGCGGTGAATTTACAACTGCGCGTGAACCAATGTGGAATACAGAATGTGCTGGTGTTCAGAAGATTATTAACCCTGACTACATTGATTACTTTAAGTCACCACTTGAACACAAGAAGTTTCGTCACTATGGTAACAACATTATCTTGCGCAAAAACGTCAGCGGTGACAAAAAGATGGTATTAAAACTCACAAATAGCAAGCACATCAACAGCTCAAGGTGATGAAAAATAGCAAGGATATACTCATGAAGTTTATATCCACTCAAGGGTATAAGCGCAATAGTCCTGATGTTAACAGGCCACTAAATGTTATTCCTTCTGGTAGAATAACCATGCAGGATGTTGACTTTCCTGTGAGAGGTGTTGATAACTTAGGTAATGAAATGTTCATGGTACCTGGAGGAGAGTATTTCTTTCCAGGCGATTATGTTGTAGAAACACCTATGATGCAACGTGGTGGGCAAACCAACAACGACCGTGAAATGGTAGAAGGTATTGCCGATATCCTTACCATGGTAAAAGATCCTGTAAACCGTCGCCAGATTGCAGCAGAAATGGTGCGTGACTTCAAACGCGAAGGTGTAAAGTATGACCTTCAGGAGTTTCAGAAGATGGCTCAGGTGCGCATGCAACGTGGTGGATTAACATTTCAACAGTATTATACACCTGCTGCTGAATCTACAGGTGCAAACTATACACCAATAATGACTGTGCAAACTGCTGAAAAGCTTAAAGCACAACGTAATGCACAGGAGTTAGCTAGAAGAAGACAGGCAATACAGGCTAGTCAAGCAGCAGCTTCAAAACCTCTTAGAGAACGTTTGACACCAGAAAACTTAGCTCAAGAAACTGGTGCTACAGGTGATAAACTCAGATTCTTTCCAAATGACCCTGATAGTTTTATTGATGACTATCTAAATCCCTTAAAAATGGTGGGAGATATGGCATCTGGTTTAGGGAGAATCCCGCTTAATGTGAAGCAAGGTAACTATGGTGCTGCAGCATTAGATATTGCAATTCCTGTAGCAACAGGAGCATTAGCAGGACTTGGCGCAAAGAGTGCTGGACAGTTTGTAAACAATCTTGCAAATCCTCTGGCAGGTACTGGTCAGTTTTTGACAACAAAAACTCCTTTGAAAAATGCTTATATGATTAATCGTTGGGCATTTAAACCCAAACCAAACATGTATTATAGACAGGTTGGGGAACCAGGATACTTAAATGCCATACAAGAAAATAGAGTTTTAGCAAAAGGTCAAAAAGAATTTTTAGAGCAAAATCCAGAATTTAACTACTGGGATGATTACGATAAGCTTACTGGCTATAAAAATAAAACAGGTTTTTTTAGTTTAGAGAAACCAAAAGTAGCTGCGTTTTTTCAAAAAGGTGAATTATTTTTTCCCATTTCTAATAGGACAGGATTTGGTAGAGGCAAAACTGCTGCATCTGATGTAAAATATTTATTTGAGGGGAACTTACCAGATGAAGCAATACTTCCTCGATACAGAGATAAATATTTAACTAGAGAAGAGTTTTTAGGAGATTATACAGGAGGTACTGGTGTTCTTGATCCTAAGTATAGTGATTTATCAAATTTTAAAATTTATAAAAAAGATTGGCTAAGAGGATATAAAGAAATTCCTGTAGCAACAGGAGCATTTCCTTTAGCTGGTACTGGTGATTTTGCTGCCAATGCTGCAGCAAGATCATCACTCTTTGGTGACATCAAATCAGGTTTGCAAGACTTGGGTCACATCTATGATCAGTCACTGGGCTATCTTTTTAACAATCGCGCAAACAAAAGAGCAATTGCAGAAGGTAACGAATGGCTCAGAAACTGGATCCAGCATCCAGCTACTCAGGCCAAGATAGACAATGACTTTGCAGATAAGATCAACAGAAGTTTTGTCAAAGATGTTTATGATTTAGGATACGAGCAAGCAAAAAATTTTACACCAGTTTCTACAGAGCTCCCTTTGTCAGTGCAACTTGCCAAAGGATTTTACCCTAACAAAGGTAACTGGGGTGTGTCTTACCTGCATGGTGTAGATCCAATGCCCCGGCGCATGATTGAACAAGGTCAAATGGATGCTCCTATATGGCATGGCAGCTTTATCTCAAGGACTTTGGATCTGCCTTATGAAAAAAGAGTAGGCACAACCATCCATGAAGGTACACACGACTGGACAAGCAGGTTTGGTTTAGAAGCTTCTGGTCAAAGAGAGTTTTTAGAGCGCAGCATCAATCCTGAGATACATCAGGATTTGGAGTATTGGAGAAGACATGGTGATGACAAAACAAGAGCAGACTTGGGAAAGAAAAGAAGGTACCAGGCATATCTTGCTGATCCTACAGAACAACATGCAAGAATCATGGAGCTTAGAAAGTATCTGGGACATACACCAGACTTTGTTTCTACTCCAGAGTATGCTCAAAAGGTTATGAATCATCTTAGCGCTATGCCTAGACATAAGCGCCCCATTGACTCTGAAGGTTTTTTCAAAGTCTTTGACAATGATCCTCAAAAACTTAGCAACATGTTTAACCGCTTATGGGGCGTGACACCAGTAGTAGTTGCCGGTGCAGCTGCTGCTTCAAAAAAGCAAGATGCGCAACCTACTATGCAAGAATATAAATTAGGTGGATATATTTCTAAACAGGTTGGTGGTGAGCCTGATCCTGAAATGATGTTTAGGGATAAGTATAATACACTACTGAAACCTGAAGAAGAAAGAAAATTTAATAGATGGGCTGCTAAAGAATCTAAACGTCAAGGTAGAGACATCTTGATGGATATGGGTTCATATGATGTAAGGGGATTTTGGAAGTCTGGTGACTACAAAAGAATGGACCAAGACAATCACGGCAGTGATACTTGGAAGAAACCTAATCATCCTACGTTTAGCAATCACTCAAGGTATCATGGCGCTGATGGTTGGTATGGTGGTAACTGGACAGATGAAGGAGGATATCAACCATCTAAGCAAACGTTACAGATGTACGGTCCTGATTACTATCAGTGGATGTTTGGCACAGAACCCAATAGACCAGAGCATCTTGACATGAGCAGATATAAGTCTGGCATCAATGCACCAACACCCTTGTACTATAAAAAAGGTGGTCAGCACGGTGGTCTTGACCGTTGGTTTGCTGAGAAGTGGGTAGACATCAAAACAGGCAAAGAGTGTGGCAGGCAAGAAGGTGAAAAGCGCGCAGGTTATCCTGCATGCAGACCCTCAAAGCGCATCTCAGAAGATACACCCAAGACAGCCTCTGAACTCAGCAGTTCAGAAAAAGAAAAGTTTAAGCGTTCTAAAACTTCAAGTGAAAGAATCTCCTACCAGCATAAGCGCAAGCAGGATGGTGGAGAGTGGCTTGACAAGTATGAGAATACAAAGAAAAACAGACAGAAGATTGACCAACTTTTTGGTCCACCTGCTGCCGGCAACGTAGACTATGTTCCTGCAGTAGAATCTGTAGTTGGAGGTTTTTCAGCAGGTCTTGCAAAAAGTGCATTAGCGCCTGTTGTAAAGTCAAGCTTGCGAAGTCTACAAAAGTACATGGAAATGCAAGAGAATCCTTTTGTTAAAATTGATCTTCCTGTTTTTAATGAGGCAAAGAACTGGTTAAACAAATATGACGACCAAGTAACGACTAAGTAACGACTAAGTAACGACTAAGATGAAAACACAATTTCTGAAAATAGCTGGTGTGAACTCTGAGAAAGAGTTTTACCAAAAGTATCCTACTGAAGAATCATTCTTTGCTGCACATCCTGAAGCAAACATGATGAAAGAAGGTGGCAATGTACCTACCAATCCTGAACTGTGGAGCAGAGCAAAAGCTGCTGCCAAACAAAAGTACGATGTGTACCCTTCGGCCTACGCGAATGGTTTTGCTGCCAAGTGGTATAAAGAACGTGGTGGTGGATGGCGCAAAGCAGAAATGGGTGGTTGCATGGAATGCGGTGGACAGATGTCTCAAGGCGGCCCTATTGCAGAATACAGTGTAAACCCAATGGAGATGTTTTACCAAGAGGGTGGTCAAAATGACCAAATGTATCAGAGTGGTCAGGAACAACCTGACTTGAGTGCTGCAATTGGTGAGATTTCAAAGATGATCATGCAGGGTGATGACCCCAACGAGATCTATGGCATGCTCATAGAAAATGGTGTGGAAGAAGACTATGCTCTAGACATCTTAGAAGAAGCCATGGAAGGTCTTGAAGAGACAGACATGGAAGAAGAAGATGTTCCTATGAACAATGATGAAATGCAGGAGTTTGAAGACCAAGAAGAGCAAATGATGCAGGAGCAAGTTGCAGAAGATGATGAAGAACTTTATTCTATAGATTCTGCAGAAAAAATGCGTGATGGTGGTTCTATCAAAATTAATCCTGCTAAAAAAGGTACTTTCAAAGCACAGGCCACCAAAATGGGCATGAGCGTACAGGAAGCTGCAGACTACATTTTGCGTCACAAAGAAAAGTACTCACCTGCTATGGTAAAGAAAGCAAACTTTGCTAAAAACTTTGCTAGAGAACTTGGTGGTGAAATTTATGATTTGACCCAGTATAAAGATGGCGGTGGTATTCCTCAGCGCTATCGTACTATGGGTTTCACAAAAGTAGGTGCTAAAAGAAAGTCAACGCGTCCTGGTAAAAAGTGGATGGTGCTTGCAAAGAAAGGCGACCAGTACAAGGTGGTGCATGGTGGTTGGAAGGGCATGAAAGATTTTACACAACATCGCAATCCTAAACGCAAAGAGCGTTTTTGGGATCGCATGGGTGGTAGAGATTCTTCAAAAGCAAAGGATCCTTTTTCTCCGCTGTATTGGCACAAGCGTTTTGGCACCTGGGCAGAAGGTGGTGAACCTCAGAATGCAGGTTTTCAGGCACTACCAGAAGCAGTTCAAAATAAGATTTTGAGAAACATGGCTCAGCAGGGTGGTGCAATGACTACAAGTTATGAGAACACTCTTGCAAATCTTACTCCAAATGCTTTGAATAAAAGTCTTGTGACTGCAAACACCTTGGCTGATCCTCGCAATATGATATGGGCATTACCAAATAGAGGATTTTTAGGAACACTTAAAGGTATTGCAGGAGCTGCTGCAGGTCTTTCTGGAGCAGCATTAGGTTACAGTAAACTGCTTGGTGTAAACAATAATCCTTATAGTCAAACTGTAAAATTTCAAGCAGGTGGTCAAAAAGCTAAAACATTTCAAGAATGGGCTGCAGAAAATCCTGTATTTAGACGTAATGATATTGCAGGTTATCAGAACTACTTAAACTCTTTTATAGGTTCTTTGAACATTAGTACTCCTGAAGGACAATCGCCAAGAACAAGTTCTGTAACACCTATGACACCTTTGTCTGTTTCACAAGTATCTGCGCCTGAATTATCTAATTCAGGAACTGCAATGCCTCAGGCTGCTCCTCCAAACATGTTTCAGCAGCTTCAGAGAACTCCTTCAATTGTCACTAGTCCTTTGGCAAATGTTCCTGTAACACCGCAAGTGTCAAAGATACCAATGCGTCAAATTACACAGATTCCGGTACCTGAACCACAGATCAAGACTCAAAATCCTTACGTACAATTACCACAAACGCAGCAAGTAACTTATGGTGATCCATTTGGACAGATTGCTGCCAATAATGCTCTTGCGGGTTTTGGCATGCTGAATGATGTTCTTAGTGAACGTAATTATGCCAAAGAATATGAAGAGATGTTGCGCAGAACAGGAAATACTGACAATCGCTATAATGCATCAAATTCTGTTAATCCTTTTGGAAATTATACACTAAACGCAGGTCCTGCTAGTAATTTTGCTTTAATTGCTAACACTCCTATTCAAGACTTTGGTACAAGCATGGCATCAGCAAGATATGGAGGAACAAGTTCTTACAAAGAAGGTGGTGAGTATTACATGTCAGAAGATGAAATTGAAGCTATTTTAGCTAATGGTGGAGAAGTAGAATACATGGACTAATCACTGCATTTTTAAGTCCTCTATGTTAGGAAAAACAGAATTAAATTCGTAAATTCTAAATGTAGGAGGTTTAAGGTCACACAAGTTTAAACTTCAAAAGTTTATCATGAGAAAAATAAGGATAACAAAGTCACCCAAAACTGGAGATCAGAGAGATTACTCACTGGTACACAGGCAAGTTCACTACATTGGTGAAGGTGACGCCAACACTCCTGTAAAGAACACCATGGGTGCAGTTCCTCCAAGCGATGCTAATATTGAAGTAGAGGGCGGAGAGACTGTAGTAGGTGATGTCAACCGCGATGGTTTTCTAGAGCATATGACTTTTGTAGGCAAACGTCACTCAGAGGGCGGCATGCCGGCAAATATCCCTGAGGGATCATTCATCTTCTCAGACACCAAGAAACTTAAGATCAAAGACAAAGAGATTCTCAAGCAGGTCTTTGGGCTCAATCACAAAGCAGGAGGATACACGCCTGCAGAAATTGCCAAGCGTTATCAAATTAACCAATACATCCAGGATCTGAAAAGCCCTGACAGTGATGCGATTACCAAGCGTTCTGCCACCCAGATGCTGGCCAACAACATGGAAAAGCTGGGTATGCTGGCTCTTGTACAAGAGTCTATGAAAGGTTTTCCTGATGGTGTTCCAGCAATTGCTGAATCAGTAATGGCAGGACTCCAGCCTGAAGAACAAGCTCAGATGCCAGATGCAAAGTATGGTGGCATTATTAAGTACCAGAAAGCTGGTGAGGTTGGGCACTCTTTCTACATCAATGGTAAATCAAACAAAATCTCTAATCGTTACAAAGGTTTTTTTGGCGATGAATGGGTGGTGTTTGAAAAGCCTGTAAATGTTTTGGATGAAGATGGCAACCCTGATCAGATGACTGAAATGAAACTGAGCGATTGGAACAAGCTGTCATCTAAAGGAATGCTTCAAGTAGGCTACCAGGACAACGCTATTGCACCTAATGCTTACACTTCTATTGACAATCTTACGGCATGGAACCAGGACCGCTCTGTTACAGACATTGGTCGTGGTGTAAAATATAATACGCTGGCTTACTCTGCCACACAACCTACAATTTCTAAACTAAAAAGCAACCCTCAGTATCAGCCTGGCTACCAGTACAAAGTAGGAAACAAAACCTACGAAGTAGTAGATGCGCAAGTTTATAGTCCTTATGGTACAGAAGGCGGTAACCGCAGAGCAGTGCGTGTAAAGCAGATCAGTGACCCTGACCGAAACATTGGTTCTTTTGTTGACACTAAGTTTGGTGAGACGCTTGTTCCTCTTAAAGAGTTCAATAGGCTGACAGGTGTAACGCCTTCTGCAAACGCGGCTTCTCAAAATCAGGCGCCTGGTGCCGACGTTCCTGGAGGAGTTTCACCTATTGCACAGCCTGCACCAGCATCTGCTCCTACTACTACTACTAATACAAATGCTGCTCCTTCTGCAGCACCTGCAAGAACTACAGCTCCTGCATCTTCTGCACCTGCTGCAACACCCAGACCTGCTGGTAAACCCAAGACTGCACAGGAAGCGCTGAACTACTTTATGTATGGTGGTCAGTTGGGTAACTATCAAGGTGGAGGCACTGCACAGAACCCGCCTGCTGAAAAGGCTAATCAGCGTGTGGACCCTAACCAGGAGATCTTTGTGGGTAATATTGAGCTGGCAGACGGCACCGTTGTACAGGCTTACTACAAGGGAAGTGAAAAGTATGTCAAAGACAGCTCAGGAAACATTCTTGCCCGCGGCACACGGACAGACACTCAGTTCTCACAATACGGTTCAACAAACATCAACCAGTTGCTGGCTAAAACGCCCAATGTACGTTACACTGAAACAAACTTTGGTTCTTTTGGTAATCAACCTAGAATTGGTAATACAGGGATCTACATGTCTTCTGGCAACGCTGCTGCGCGCAAGAGCGGTGATCTTTCTGAAAAAGAGTGGCAGGACTTCAAAGACCGCCATGGCGACTGGTTAGACAAAGAATACACTGGTGGTTTTGAGCAATACAAAAAAGATTTGCTTGCTGGTCAAGAAACCGGTGACAAGGCTGCTGGTTGGTTCCAGGACAAGATCAATGAGAAAAGCATCCAGAAGTTTGGGGTTCCTTACTTTGCTGACGCAAATGATCCTAGCAGATCTCCTTACAAGCGTGACAGCAAGTTTGGTCAAGTGACCTATTCTGTCCCACGCTTTTTTGATCCACCCAAAGAGCAGCCTAAAGCAGAAACTCCTGCAGAACCTAAAAAACCAGCTGAGATTACTGTAGGAGAACCAGCACCTCCACAGCCACGCAAACAAGGACCATGGTGGTTACAAGACATTGTAAACTTCACAGGCACCCTTACTGACAGGGTAAACCGCTATGAACCTACCCAAGGAAGAGTAGACCTTCAGACACCTGGTTACACACTTCTTGATCCCACGCGCCAGCTTGCTGCTAATCAAGAGCAAATGGCTCGTTTGCAGGACCAGGCAATGAACACTACCGATGGTAATGTAGCGATGGCCTCTATGCTGGGCGCATCAGGTCAGGGTTTTGCTAATGCAGCCAATGTGCTTGCAGATACAGAAAATCGCAATGTAGGCATTGTCAACCAGGCCTATATGACCAATGCCCAGATCAACAACCAAGAAGCTGTTGCCAATGAAACCGGTCGTCAGAAGTATGTGGAAGACATGGCCACGCTGAACCAGCAGATGGATAACGCAGAACAGCAAAAGAAGTGGCGTCAGATTGCAGCCTTCAACAACGGCACTACCAACTGGTTCCGCAAAAAGCAAATGGAGCAGGTGCTGTTTCCTCAGGTTTACACTGATCCTATCACAGGTGACGTAGATTTTTCTGACCAGGGTCGTGACCCTTTTGGTCCTGATACTTACTCACCAGCGTATGCAGATATGTCACGTCAGGTAGCTATGAATCCAATAGCAAATGTTGACCAGTGGAACCAAATTTATCAGGAAGCTAGAGCAACCATGGGAGATCAAGAAGCCAAGCGCTATGCTACTAATGCTGTCAATCAAATGATGTCAGCTCAACAAAGACAAGTCATGGGAATGACTCCTCGTCAACAATTCAATCAAATGTCTGCACAAGGACTGACATTACCTGTTCCATTACGCGAATATGGTGGTGAGATGTATCTGCCCTGGGTGGAACTTGACTAAAACTTAAAGCACAGATTTTACATGGCAACTTTTATAAAAGGCGTAACAGATCAATTTGGTCCGCTGCAGCTGTACAGGCCTGACTATCAGTTTTTGACTCAGGTCTATGGTACCAGGCAGGCGCAGTATGATCGTGGGTTCAACATGGTCAAGTCACTGTACAACTCTGTATTGAACAACAGTGTCACCAACCAAGAAAACGAAAAATTCAGACAGGAGGCATTTAAGAAACTGCAAGGTTCTCTGAAGAGCATGTCCAACGTGGATCTTTCTAATCCTGCCAACGTGATGCGTGCACAAACACTGATAGATCCTATCAGTAAGGATGAAGAACTTGCATATGACATGAGCGTCACAAGGTTTCATCAAAAGCAAAAGCAGCTGATGGAAACCTATCGCAACTCTACTGACCCCAAGATGCGGGCCATGTACAGTGATATTTCACGCATGGACATTCAGTTTGCAGAAGAAGATCTCGCCAACGCCAAACGCGGTGATGGAAGTATTCGCCAGGTACAACCAAGAGAGTTTACACCTTTTGAGGATGTGCAAGAGTACTTAAGAACAGAAGCCAAAAAGCAAGGATTAGAGATTACACAAAGCGGTCCTGATGGAAGAGGATACATGCTTAAACGTACAAATGGTATAGGTGCTGTTCCTATTTTTAACAGCTGGGCAGCATCTGTAATGGGTCAGCGTTTTGACCGGCAGTTTGCAGTCATGGGAAGAGTGAACGCAGAGAGTGCCATACGCAATACAATACAGACTATGGGTGTGTCCAGGGACGAAGCTATCAGAACTATCTCCAACAAACTGGTACCAGAGATCAATATACAAGAATCTACAAGAGGTATTGCTGCAGACAAAGAGCTTGCAACTCTGGAAAAAGAAATCAAGTTTTTTGAAAAAGAGTACCCCAACGGTTTTCCTCCTGCAAAACCTGAGATTGCAGAAGAGTACCAAAAACTGGTAGAAGCGCGTGATCAGTACAACGCAGAACTTGAAAACTCACGTAGTGAAGTAGGCAAATTGCAAACAGAGGGTGTTCAGTATGTGGCATCTAATTTGTATGGCATTTTTTCTAGAGCTGCTAAAGAGCAGACTGCACTTTCTTTTGCACAAAGCTATGCTACTGCCAAGCAGTCTGTTGAAATGCGTCCTGACACTACATGGGCTACCAAGGCAAATATTGCTTCACGAGAGCGTGTTGCTGCAAATAATCTTGCAATGCAGGAACGAAAACTGCAATGGGACATGCAAAAAACAGGTATGGCCAATGAGTTAAAAATGCTTGAACTTAAAGCCGATGGCAAACTTCCTGGTGAAACATTTGTAGGAAGCGCTGTATTGGATGCAAATGACAAGCCGCTCTTTGCGTCTGATCAACTGAGCCAGTCTACTGCACAAAATCGCGAGCAGGCCTATCTTGCAGCGTTTAACTCAGAGAATGGTCTGATGAGACTTGTGGTAGATGACCCCAGTGAGTACAGCAGGCTTTATTCCAGTATTGCCAAGATTAAAAACATGGGTGCTGGACAAAATGTAAAACTTACACAACAGGATGTGGCCAATCTGCAAGAATATGGCAAGATGGTAGGTGTAAGGATTGGTGTACCAAATAGTGCGCGTACAGCTAATGCATTGATTGAAAGCCTGGCGGGTCTTACTTACAATGCAGCTACAAAAGAACTAAGCAAGTACGATCGTGCGCACAAGATTTCTAAACTTAACCCTTACATTGAGTCTTTTCGCAAAAGCATGCGTGCGTTTCATGCTATTGACTTGCAAAATGACAAGCTTGAACAGGACATTAGCCGCGTAGCAAAAGAGATTCTTAATCCTGATGGCACTATTAAAAGCATCTACAAAGGTGCTGTGATACGCAGTGGTGCCGGTGGTCAAATTAAAGATATTGACTTGAGTGCTGTAAGTGAAGTAGGTAAAGCTAATCTTACAAAGATGATTTCTGGTTTTAAAGACCGTGAGTACCCTGTCATGAATCGTTATAACTACACCAAACTTTCTGCTGCAGAAATAGATTTGCTTTTGAGAAATTCTGAGGCTCGTTCTAGTGTAATGGCTTCTGATGGCAATACTATTAATCCTGAGTTGTTTAAAAATATGAACACTGCAGATCTAGCAAAACTTTTTGGTGACGAGGCAGATGTGACGTTTGATGCTATTAACCGCCAGGTGAAAGTAAAGCTTAATGTCAGCCAGCAGGGTGAACTTGCCAAAAGATTGGGCGTAAGTAAAGGCGCTCAAAGCTTGACGGTAATGATTCCTTATGAAGATATCCAATCTTCCAGAGGTGCGTATGGTCGTTTTGAAAAGTACATCAACACCAATACAGTCAACAGTACATCATTGGGCGAGCTGACACCGTTTCTTACCAATCCTTCTGCTACAGTAATGGCGCCTGCTTCTTCCAGCAATAGAGGTTTTGACTGGACTGCGCAAGGTGTTATTGGTAAAAATGGACAGCCTGAGATTATGGTGAACTTTAAGTACAAGAATCCAAAGACCAACAGGATAGAGCAAATGACAGAGCGCATGCCTTATCAACCTGGCAATGTAGAGTCTATTGACGCTGTGTTGAAGCTTATTGCTGACAGAGATGCCAATCACTTTATGAGCATAACTGCTTATGAGAAACACATTAACCAACAACGCTAAAGGATAATGGCTGACAATCTTTTTAACTTTCTGGACGACAACACGCTTGGCGCTGAAGGAAATGAACCTACAGGTAAGACACCTCAGACTGATGAGTTTTCTGTAGCGTTTCAGAAACTTAACCAGCAAAGCGATTTTGAAAGGGCGCAAGCTTTACGCCCGCAGTCTTTGACAGAACGTTTTAACGCGCCTGTTGGTCCATCTACTTTTACGTATACACCAAAAGAGACAATAGAACCTTATCGCCACCAGAAAGGTTTTGATGCAAATTTTTTTAACCCCCTGAGCAGTACAAACTACCAAAAGTATGCTGACCGCGAAACATTTGGTTCAGCCCTGAGTAAAGGTCTTGATAGTTTTGCTTACAAGTTTGGAAACACCTTTGTAGACTACTGGAAAGGATATGGACGTATGGCAGATGCACTGGTTCACATGGACTGGGACCGCATGAAGCCTGATGAAGAAACCCTTGCCACGCAGTACTATAAAGATCAGCTTGACATGAATCGCAACTTTGTGTTTGAGCAACCTGAAAACGAAGACAGCATTTTTTCTAAGCGCACTATGAGTGAGTTTATAGGCAATGCTGGTTTTGCTTTGGGAACCTTTGCAGGTCTTGGTATTGAAATTGCAGCAGATATTGCCATTACAGCTGCAACTGGAGGCGCAGGTGCTGTAAGTTTTGGCGCAACAGCTGCAAGGCTGGGCGCAAAACAAGCTGCTGCACAGACAGCAAAATCAGGATTTAGATTTGCAGATGCACTGACAGACGTAGGCAAAGGATTTTCTTATGGCAACAAGAGTGTAGATGAAATATCTGCAGCTGCAAAGGTTGCAGGAAAGATTGATGAAACAGCAGCCCTTGGTAACATGAGCCGCAGCGCATTGCGTGACTCAATGTCTGAGACGTTCACTGTGTACTCTAATAATTTTTTCAACATTGCAAAGTCAAAGAACTTGGGAGAAGTTGCCACCAACCTGCTGAAAGGAACACCGCTGGTGGGTACTGGTGTACGCTATGGTGAAAAAATTGCCGCGGCCTCTAAAGCAGGAGCCTCTACAGGCCAAATGATTGGCATGGGACTGCAAGGACTGCGTCGTGTGGCGCAGGAACTTAACATGGCAGGTACAGAGGCAAGTTTTGAAGCAGTGACCTCTTATGGTGATACGCTGGATAAAATGGTTAAGCAGTATCAGGTAGACAACGAGGGAGCTGTACCTACAGCCGAAGAGTTTGAAGAGATGAGAAGTCTTGCAATGCAGGCAAGTACCGCTAACTATAACACCAACCTGGGACTGCTTCTTGCTACCAACAAACTTCAGTTTGGAAACTTGTTTAACAGGTTTATTCCTGCCAACAAGTTTATGACAGAAGCTGCAGAAAACGTAATGGTTATCAACTCTAAAGCTGGCCAAGCGCTAATTAACAAATCAGGTTTTTTTGGCAGCTATGGTGTACTTGGAAAGGTTGCCAGAGAGTTTGGTAAAAAAGAAGCTGCCTGGCAGTTCTCTAAAGCTTTTACTAAGGACTTTTTGAAGTTTGAAGTCTCAGAAGGTCTGCAAGAGAATCTTCAAGAAACATCTGCTACTGCATGGCGTGACTACTACGCCGGTCAATTCAATGGTTTAGAAACCTCACTGTCTGACGCTTTTGGAAAAGGTGTCAGTGAGCAGTTTACTAAGCAAGGTCTGAAAACGTTTCTGATGGGCGCGTTTACAGGATCACTGATTCGCGTGCCAACAGCGCTTGCTTCCAGTTCATTTGAAGCTGCTAATCGCGCACTTATTAACCGCGAGTATGCAAAGACTCCTGAACTTAACCCCTACAAGCGTGCAGAAGAACAGTTCAAAAAAGACCTTGAGATACAGAACGCACTTTTCAAGCAGGCCAAAGAAGGCAGCTTTAAAGAAAAGATCGTAAACTTTGTGGCACAGACTGATGCTGCTCAACAGCAGGCAGAAGCTGCAGCCAAAGGATTGCGCTATGAGTTTGAAAACGGTCGCGACAACGCACTACTTGCAGCAGTAGCGTCTGCTCAAAGAACGAACTCAATAGGCATGTTGCAACGCGCTATCAAAGACATGGGTAAGGACATGACGGCAGAAGAATTTGAAAAGTCTTTTGGTGTCAAGTTAGAAGACACTAAATACAAATCTGCAAGCGAGTTCTCAGAATCTGTTGCTAGAGATGTTAAGAAATACTCAGACGTTATTGAGGGCCTTCGCACTAAGTTCAAAAGCACCATGGCCAATCCTGCACAGTATGACAAAGGCAGCAGAGGCCAGTACGTTGCAACATTGATGCGCGG